GCAGACGATGCCGACATACCGGCACCAATCCCTGCCGACACAATTCCGCCTGCGATTACTGGCCCAACTGCTGATGCGAATATTGACATAGTAAGTATTGATTTTCCCTCACGGACGCAATGTCGTTCAGGATGTCTTCGTGATCCGTCTTATTGCTGGGGTTTAAGTGGACCGTCGTCCAAGTGGTATCTTCATGGATAAACAGCACACGGCGGGTTCCTGGCTTCGTGATGCCAGAATACGGCGCTACGTAGGTGACTAGACCTTCGTTCTCGCTAATGACCGTGACCCTGCCTTTGGTGATGAAGAACGGGTTGTCGAACTTATGGATGCGACTGGTTACGATTGACCCAGCCGGCATGAAGATTTCACGCACGTACATCCCCTCTGGGAACGTGTGTTTTAGCGGACACTCCTGTTGAGGAAGATTCGCCACAAACGCTTCCCATCTGTCCAGACGATCGTCGAACGTGATAGTTTCATCCGTCAGGATGTCGAGCCACGTCACCGGCTGCGTCGCTACTGGAAGCTCTTCGGTAATCAGGGTCATCATATGAATCCACCAAACCGAAATTGAATCTTCGCGGACCCGAACGGCTGCACGTTGATTACGCTGCGCTCGTTGGGGCTGTACGCCTCAAGCTCATTCCGAAGCGACCGCAGTGCTAGCTGGATCTCGCGCTCAGCCTCGGTGTACTGATTCCGGTCTTCCTTCTGGATCGCCTTCATCATGTGCTTGATCGCCTGGAGGTTCCCGATAAACAGCCAGTCTGAATCAACGATCGCTGGAATGAAGTCCAGACGAACGATCGCTTCCACGACCGTGTTGGTGCAAGCCTCGTCTGCTGGCACGCAGCCGTCTCCGTTGTCGATGCAGCAGTTGTCTTGGGTGGTGCTGCACGAGTTGGCGCCACCGCACACCTCGGGCATACCGACAAGGTAGGTGCGACGATACTCAGGGTTCTGCTCGCTTGGGCCCCAGACTGCAACCTCTGTTTGTAGAAGGGTTGTCGGGTTGTACGCCAGAATCGTCAGGCTCCCTTGAGTCAACGGCTTTTGGGCGCCAGTCAGACCTGGCTGCTTGAATAGCTTGCTTGTCTGGACGTAGGCCGAGATGGAAGGGTTTGGAAGCGTGACGTACTCGCCCCAGACGTATTCTCCAGTGACCGAGTCCAGTGTGCGGATTGGGATTCCATTGAAATCAAGCCCCTGCAAAAGAACGCGCTTACCGGCATCGGCTGCTAGCTGTGGTGTCACCCTGAGGTAGCAGTTGCCAACCGAGTCGCGAAACTGCGTCACCATGCCGCGATCTAGCAGCTGGTCTTGCTCGCATCCTTCCCGGCCGCATCCGGTGCGCGGTGCCCGGGTGTCCGTCTGGAACTCGTACCACTGGTTCTGGATGGGGATGTTGTAGCCGCAGAGGTTCATCGCCTCAATCGTCTTGACCTCGCGAGGCCAGGTGATGCAGCCGGCGGTGACGCAGACACGCAGCTTCTTGTACGTACCCCACCACTTACCCATGTCCGCCAAACGAGCCTGAGCCTCGTTGAGCAGCTGGACGAAACGCTCGTCGCAGGTGGCCAGACCGACTGCCTGCGGGATCGTGGAGTTCTTGGCTTGGGCGAGGGTTTTTCTCATGGGACGTAAGCCGGGTTTAGTGCTGTGGCGTAGACTTTGATCCTGTAATCTGACGCGTTACTTGAGGTTCCAAGCGGAGAAGTCATGTAAGGAAAAATAATGCCACCAAGTGATGTATTGAACGCCACCGCTTGAACATTAATTTGACCTGGATCGCAAAGATATTTAAACGCGGGAAGATTCGTTGATCTATTACATACGAAATGTAAACAATCCACTTCTTGTCCTTCGTACCAATCAAAAAAAACCGTAGGGGTTGGTAGACTATCAGTGAATCTAGTGTATGTTCCCGGCAATCCAGTTGCGCGAATTAAAACCGCTCTAACCATGAACGGCATCGCGCCAAAACCGTGGTTGAACGGCATTAAATCGCCATTCTGAACGATTGGTATTGGTGCTGACGCATAGGTCAAAAACTGCTTTAAACTCAGCCGTGTAAAATCCCGCTTCTGCGTAAGCAACTGGAAATTCACCCCGTCGTACAGCACTGAAACCACCTGCCCAATCAAGATGTCATTCGCTATCAGTGCCACCGTGCCGTCCTTCGTAATCGTCTTAGCACCCTGGCCATCGACGTTCAACGTACATCCGGCAGTGTTGGTATGGTTCGCGAGGAAGGTGTAAATCTGTCCGGTCCGATAAGCGGACCCTGGGCTTGGATATGGCGGCGAGTTTATGACTGCGTAAACTCCAGCGGCGCCGGTAGAGGTGCCAGCAAACACAACTTCGCTCGACAGTCGAATGAACGCGGAATCTCCGGCAACAGCCGAAAACTTCATCACCTCAACTGGGCGATTGCTGATGTCGGTGCGAAGCCAGTACAGCCCAGTGTTGCCTGGCACAACCTGAGACGTGGACCACTCTGCCCCGGTGTTGATGTTGGCAATCAACGCGGCGGCGTAAGCGTCGAGGCGATCCTGTTCGGAGGCGTAGCAGGTTGGTGGCGGCAGTGTGCCGGCTGAAATATCAACGGTTGGCATGGCTAGATGCGGTAAAGGTAGTCGTTTGGCTTACACGGGCCTGGGTCGCATTCAAGCGCCAAACAAGCCTCCGGACAATCGAAATAGAAGAATTGGTTCAGCGGCGCAACGCATCCCGATGATCTTCCGCTAATGAAAAAGGTCGCGAACCTGCCACCGTTGTTGATCACCAGCGGGTCTCCACTCAAGCGGCGCACCGTGTTGCATCCAATCTGGATGTTCTCGACGTACCTTAGGAAGTTCCCGGTTGATGATGTGAACGCGACATTGGGGCCAGGACTCGCGCAGGTAAACGTCGTCAGCGTAGGAATCCCAGTCACGATCACCTCGTCGTTGAACGAAACATCGCTGAGCCCCTCAACGGTTGCGTGGTATCCAACGACCATCTGGTGCGCCTTGTTCGTCGTGTACGTGGCCACCCCTGCGGTGCGCTGAAATCCGATGGGTTGGATTTCCCAAGGAAAGTCTACCGGGCTATCAATTCCCAGAAGCCCTCCAGTGGTGCTTTCGTTTACGCCTGGATTTAAGACGGTGAAAGTCGTGGTAGTCGGAGTGGCTATAACCGTGAATTTTCCAATGAAGCTTCCGATGACGGTTTTCAGAATCGTCACCTTAAAACCAGGTTGAAGCTCGTGCGCTGAAGCCGTTGTAAACGTCGTTACGCCAGTAAGGCGCGTCGCTGATGTAACAGGAATTTGATAATCCGTTGGATAGTAAAAAGCAGACTTATCTACATCGTGGTTGTTAATAAGAAACGGAGCGTTGATCGGAGGATAGGCTGGCTGGTAATACCATGAATCAGGCCCAGACAACAAAACGTCGTTGTTTTCAATTACCATGTTCTTATGCGCCGCTGTAAACGGGGAATAAAACTGGGCGTTATTTAGTGCGTAATAATCTACAGTTTGCAGCGCAATAAAAGAACTAACATTCAACGCTTCATTGTGGTGTAGGTGGGTTCCTTTATGAAAAAACGAATCAACGTAGAAACAAGTTCCAATATAACCATTGAAATTGTTGTACCTTACCTCTGCATCAACCGTTTCCCTCACCGTCACTGCGTGTAGCGGGCTTTGAGCATCCGGTCTATTCGGTCCAGATATAAATTTGTTTTCTTCTACGACACAATCCGATGCAAAGATGCGCCGGCTGCGAAGCATCATTACTGTGCCATCTCGGTACAGGCCAGGGAGGACGTTTGGGTTAGCGTTTGCAGCTGTAAATTTATACTGATCTGGTATGGTAAGAACGGTGTATGTGCCGTTGAATGTCGCGTCTGAAAAACCGCTTACCACCACTACATCACCCACCCTCAACGTGTGCTTCATCACGCAGGTGTATGTAGCAATTCCGGCCGATCTTGATATGATATTAATCGGATCTACTATTGATGAATATCCGCCAACCACAACCTCCGTAACAGCCTCTGCGTTTCCAACGTAAAGTGTTCCTTGAACCGAGTTGCTGCCTTCGTATCCGAACTTATTTCTTAGAACTTTGGCTCCTGGCGTTCCATCCTCCACCGTCATTGGGAGGAATGTTTTAACCACAAATGATTCTTGGTTCAACGTCCCGTTCCCAAAATCGTAGAACTCGCAATCTTGAATCAGTGCGTTCTCTCCTGTGTGGTTAATGCCAGCAATAGTGTAGACCGAGTTTGCGCCAGCGTTTACTTGCGGTGTTAGGAGGACATCTGGAGCGGACCATGCGCGGCCGTTTTGGAGCAGGTCAACGGTGCCTAAGTCTGGAATTGGTCCAATGTTGGTTCCAGGGTTAGCGCAAGTAAACTGAACCGGGCTTGGATATCCATTTACGACAAACGTCCCGTTAAACGACGCATCGGAAAGACCTTGAATCAGGACGTTTTCTCCGCCCACGAAACCGTGCGGAGTTGCAGTATCGTAAATTGCATTTCCAGCTAACCTTTCAAATCCATTAATCTGAACAGTCGTCGTAGGCCCAACATTAACACACAACACCTCGTTGATTGAAGGAAACGATACAACTACAAATGTTCCATTTAGCGTTGCGTTTGAAAATCCAGTTACAGTAAACGAATTTCCAATAGTAAAAGGGAAATACCAATTAGGATGGCGAGTGTAAATAGCTTGATTTACAGAATTTCTTTTTGCTTGAATTAATACAACGCCAACGTCTCGTTGAAACGAAAATTGAGTGATGTTCTGAACTTGACCATAACCCACAAATGTAACATCAGCTCCAGTTCCGGCGGTTATAACATTACTGATATATTGCTGATATATTCCTACGTTTGTATACAACGGAGGAATTGGAGGGACGTATACAGGAGGTGCCTGTGATGAAAACTGAGTTGTTAAACCATACGGATGAACAAATGCAATAGGTATTGCAGAGTTGTAGGTATTTATTCCGTTAGTTCTCTGAACTGATACTATTTTAACATCAGCAACGGAATTGTTTCTGTAATTTCCATCAATAGTAAGACCTTGTATTAAAGTATTTTTGCAATTTGTAGCATCTGCTGGGTTTCCTTTTACGCTTAAAGGAACTCCAACAACTCCTGATCCAGTGGCGGTCCCGATAGTCTTAATCATCTGGGCGCTTAACCCATACAAATCAAATATCTTTGTCGATGTATGATCTGCAAACTTAAGGATAGTTTTTCCTGCGCCTTGACCAGTGATCTCAATATTGTTGATCGCCGCATCGTATCCAAGTAGAATTGAGGATGTAAATCCTCCGCCAACAAGGTTTATCCATCCATCTTCGGTGACCAATCCAGAGTTTGGTCCAGGAACCGTTGCTGTAAACGTAGTTGAGCTTGGGGTTGCATCGACGCGGAAGCCATAATAAGTTGCGGGATTTCCGTCAGGTCCGTTGAACGTAGGGTCCGTAAAACCGTACAGCGTAATTTTCTCTCCAACAACCAGTCCGTGGGCAGTAGAGGTGTTGAACGTCGCAACGCCTCCGGTGCGGACACGGTTGATAATCTTCGCTCCCGGGCTCGATCCAAGCAGAAACGTGCCAACCGGAAAATGGCATTTGCCAGTGAGATTCAAGCATTCACTGATCGCCCACGCGCTGTTTCTTAGTCCGCAGGGATCGGCGCCGTAATCGACTGGATTGTATGATGGCATACTATTCGGAGAGTAGCGGACACGCGACGCGGCTGAGATCGCCGTAAATATCCTCTTGAAGGCGTTGAGCAACCATCGCCACACGTTTGAGGCGGAAGCGGCCGGTGTTGACGTATCGAAGCTGGAACTCATAGCCATCGCGGGTAAATCCCCCGGTCTGCACGTCGCACTTGTCCGGAGGCTGCGGTAGGGCAATGCGCGATCTTGCAGGGGGCTGGTAGTATTTGACCTCCTGGCAGTTGATCACCGCAGGAGGGCAGGAAATCTCGCCTGGTTCGCAGTTGCGGTACTTCGCGCAGTCCTTGATCTCGGCCCACGGATGCCAGCACTCACCCTCGTTAGCCTTGAAGTAGACCTTTGATTCAATGTCGCCCATCACCTGGTCGTACCACTGCTCGGCGCTGACAAGGCGCTTCTTGTTTGTAGGTTCACCAAACGTGATCGACCGGGTCTCAATGGTCCATTCGATCGGAGCATCATCGTATCCATCGAAGTCAAACTGGCCGTTCTTGGTGACCTCAAAGAGACCGATGTCCCCTTGATTCAGTCCAAACATGAAGCAGTGTTCTTGTTTCTGGATTCGGATCGTCAGCATCTGGAACACATCGACTCCAGTCCATACACCCTCCCATGCCGGCGGCAGCTTCCGGCCCATTCCGGAGACGAGATCGAAGTCTAGGGCTACGACTCCTCGGTGTACCGTGCCTCTACCGTTGACCTTCTGAGGCTGAATGGTCATCAGCATCCGGTTGTCGAAATTTACCGCGCTGGCTGCGGTCAGGTAAAACTCCGTGTCGTAAGCTATCGCACGAGTAACCTGCCGGCTAATCGGTGTATTTCCAAACTCAGTGAAGTCGCGTCTGGCGTAGATCAACGATCGGATGCCGTCCTGAGCACGGAAAAACAGGTCGCCGTTTACCGGCACGATGGATTCGTGGTTGAACGATCCGAAGTTCAGGAGCGCGAATCGCTGGATTGGATAGCTGAGATCCTTCCAAACATCCCGGTCCACAGGCGCGTTAAACGCGTAAGTGGCGGTCGGGGTAAACACCAGTAGGTCTCCGTCGCCAAGGGACGTGTCCAGGTTGGCCGCGAATGCCAGCCCCGTGATCGGGCCGTTTGAGACCGCAAAGGCACCGCCTTCATTGATAAATGTGTTCTCGGTGAATCGAATCACGCTGTCCCGGCCGTAAGCAGGATCTCCGTAGACTAAGTCTCCACCGTAGTATTCCGATCCACTGGCTACCCAAAGGCGTCCTTTTCCGTAAGCCATCGGACCCCCAACTGGAACCTCATCACTTAATGCTCGTCTCAACGAAGTTCCATCGTAGAGATACGGAGCATTCTGTTGATCTTGAATAATCAGCCAGTTTTCCGCCTGCTGAAAGTAAACGTGAGCTGCGCTGGGATTGTTGGTTGAAAGCAGGTAGCCAAAAAAGGCTGGCCCTAGAAATGGCCCAACATCAGCTCCTGGAGAGTATGTCGTGAAGCTGTCAAAAGTCGGGATGTTTTGGACAATAAAGTCCCCAAAGAACCCAGCTGGCGAGGTAGCCCCAGGAACCTCCGGCAACCTTACTACCATGCCAGGGAAAAGCCCGTGCGCTCCACCAGTCACGTAAGTCGCAACATTGGCAACGCGACCACGGGTAAAAACGACAAACTGCGAAGCGATTGCGGAGAGATCGGTGACCTTAAATTTATTTTCGATGTCGATCTTGAAGACCTTGCCGCTAATCGACGCAAAAATGTAAGGGTCTCCGTTATCAGAAACGTATGTTCCGCACCCCTGGAACTGGCCTTCTTTAAATCCCGATTGCACCGCAGCGTTGTAGTAACCTCCGTTGTAGAGAACGCTTGGATCGTCAAAAGTCAGCAGTTGGGTCCAAATCCCAGGTCGCGCTTTCGGGAATCCTCCGCGCACCGTCGTGTTTACCGCCCATGCTAGCTGGTTCGGTTGAATGAGTGAGGGCGAAAAACCGCTATCCACCCCACCTTCAGCGGTGAGGAGGCCATCTACTATGCGATTTTTTTCTGCGACCATGACGCTTGAACGTATTGAAAGGCCGCAGCAGCATTCCCGCAAGATGAATGAAAGCCCAGATTACCTGTCTATACCGTGGCGTACAAAAGACCGTTTTCTCATCGAAGCCGAAATGGTTCGTCGCGGCGGTTACATAATGTCCGGTGGCGTCAAGTACGGATGCGGGAAATATCATCACTTCAAAGCGGCCATGACGGCGCTTTGGCCTCACTTCGATTGGCACATCTGGTCTGACCTGCTGATTAAGACTTTCGCGGAAAATCAAGAGGTTGGAATCATGGGCCCAGGATCATCTGGCAAGACCTACACCTCCGCAGCTTTTGGGCTCTGCACGTTCTACATCTACCCCACCGGCACCTCGATCATCATGTCGTCAACTACGCGTGAGGGTCTTCAGCTGCGAATCTGGGGCTCGATCAAGGAGTTGCACAACAAGGCAAAGGCTCGCCGGGAATGGCTTCCTGGGCGCGTTATCGAGAGCCGGTTTATCCTGACCAGTTCTGACCAAGACGCCGAGGCGCAGGACTTCCGAGACGGAATCATCGGTGTAGCGTGCAAGGTCGGCGGCACGTTCGTTGGTCTCTCGAACTACGTCGGGCTCAAGAACGATCGAGTGATGCTGATTGCAGACGAGGCGTCTCTTATGAGCCGAGGGTTCCTCGATTCAGTCGCCAACCTTCGCAAGAATCCTGAGTTCAAGCTGATCGCGATGGGGAATCCCAAGGATCGCAACGACGCGCTCGGGGTTGTCTGTGAGCCGCACTCTACGATGGGCGGTTGGGAAGGCATTGAATACCTTGAGCAAACACGCACCTGGAGAACGCGGGCGCCAGGAGGGGTTGCTGTCCAGCTATGCGGATACGACACGCCGAACGCAAAGTTCCCGAAAGGCACCAATCCGTACCGAGGCATCATCACGCCAGAGCAGATTCAGGCGGACTTGGATTACTACGGCCGAGACTCGTTGCAGTTCTCGATGATGAACCTCGGGCTGCTGCCCCGAGACGGCGGTACACGGCGCGTGGTCACCATGTCGCTATGCGAGCAGAACCAGGCGTTCGATGAAATTGTTTGGCAGGGCGCCGACAAGATCACACGAATCATCGGGATCGACGCGGCGTACTCAGGCATCGGTGGTGACCGATGCGTTATGATCGACCTTCAGTACGGCCCGGACAGCACTGGACGCATCGTGCTAGCATTCGCTGAGGCCCCGATCGTAATCCCTGTGACGGCCGTCAAAGCGCAGCAGGCAGAGGAGCAGATTGCCGAGTACGTGCTTCTCTACTGCAAGCAGCGCAACATCCCACCTAATCAAGTGGGATTCGATTCCACCGGACGCGGCACGCTGATGTCTGCGTTTGCCCGCCTGTGGTCGCCCGAGGTGGTGCCGATCGAGTTTGGTGGTCGGCCAACGGATCGCCCTGTTCGGAAAGGTGATCCGAAGACTGAGCGGGAAGCCTACGGCAAGATGGTCACAGCCCTTTGGTACTCGTCGCGCCTGCTGATTGAATCCAAGCAGCTGAGGAAACTCCCTCGGGAAGTCGCCGAGGAAGGATCGATGCGCGAATGGGGAATCTCCCGCACTGGTTTGATCGACGTGGAGCCCAAGCACAAAACCAAGGAACGCATGGGCCGATCCCCTGATTTATGGGACTCCTTTGTGGTCGCACTCGAAATGGCTCGCAGAACGGGATTTGAGATTGCAGGCGGGCAGGGGGTTGGTATTGTCAAGCGACAGACACCAAAGTGGCTGACACGTCTGTCAGATAAGCGTCGCACGATGGATACTGAGCATTCGCTAACCTATTCCTAACCTTATGGCATCATTCAACAAAGTCATCCTGATCGGCAACCTCACCCGAGACGTAGAACTCAAACACCTTCCAAAAGGGACTGCTGTTTGCAACCTGAGCTTGGCCGTCAATCGCCGCTGGAAGAACGAGGCCGGTGAGGAAAAGGAAGACGTGTACTTTGCTGAGTGCAAGGCGTTCGGGAAGCAGGCTGAAACGCTCGCTCAATACGTCAGGAAAGGTAATCCGTTGATGATTGAAGGGCGCCTAACCCGGGAAGAGTGGGACGACAAGAAGACCGGAGACAAGCGATCCACCACGCGGATTATGATCGAAACCTTCCAGTTTCTTAAGGAACGTAGCGAAGGTGCCACGTCCGCGCCGCGCCAGGAGTCCGCGCCGACTGCGCCGAAGCCTGATCTCGACGCCGATGATCTGCCGTTTTAAAAATCAGGCAGCATGAATTACAACACGTTTCCAAACGGTGGATGGCAGTTCTACGAACCCGCAACCAAGTGGACCGCGCCAAACCCGATGAATTACGATTTTCATTCGATGGCGCGATTGATCCAGCAGCACAGGATTGCCAACCACCTTCCATCGTCATTTGAACAAGCGGTGAGTGATCTGGAAGCCTACACAAAAGCTCGTTTTCCCCAGCAAACAACAACTCAATCCACTCAAACCAATGCTCAACCAAGGGTATCAGGCTGTCGCTCGTGCGGTGGAAAGGGTTAAAAATACGGCGCAAGGGGTAAGGATTCTTGCGGAATGGCTGGGCGATGGCGGTATTCCCGTTGATCGCTCAGTAGCGCAGCATCGTCTTGATACGTGTCTGCACTGCCTGCACAACAAACCCACCAAGCCAGACGCAATCGAGAAGACTGTCGCTGAGGTTATCATTGAGCAGGAGCAACTGCGCCACGACATGGCTATGATCCTTCAAGGTGAGTCTAATGCTGGCACCTGCGAAGTCTGCGGCTGCTACCTGAAGCTCAAGGTCTGGGTGCCATTGAGTTACCTAGGCGATCGTGAAATGCCTGATAAATGCTGGATTTCGCAGGAACGGAAAGCAATCTGAGATCAATATGAGTTTCAAAGAACCAAGTAGAGTCTGGAATGTTGTTAGTGCGATGCTAGAGGCTGAACAGCCTCGTTCTCGCAATCGCGCTCGCATTAACGCTACCTTTAACGGTAATCCTCCATACAGCGAAGAGGAGGCTCGCGACAACAAGATCCAGACAAACGTCAACTTCCTGGAAGGTACGCGCATCATTCATGCGGCACGCCAGCAGTTTACGAACGCGTTCCTGAAGCCTCAGAATTACTTTTCTGTGGGCCTTGATACCGGCCCCCGGGATAAGCGCACCGAGTGGGGCAACATCATCACCAAGCAGTTGAACCGCGTGATGAAGCGGTCTCCGAAGTATTCCACGGTCTTGGAATCTCAGTTTGCCGCGACGGTTCTTCACGGCATTGGGCCGGTGACTTGGTTGCGTGACCGTGAATGGTGCCCGTCGGCCCGTGGAACTGAAGACATTCTGGTTCCTACGAACACGCTGACCACGATGGAGAATATGTCGCACTTCGCGATCTACACCTCCTTCACAGCTGCGGACCTAATCCGCATGACTCGCGGTGAGAACGTCGATCCCGGCTGGAACCTAAAGCTGGTGAACGAGCTGCTGGCCGCGATGATCCAGCGCGAGGCATCGAGTCTCCAGGTGAACGATTGGTCCGGCCAATACTTCCCTGAAAAGGTTGAGGAAGACTTCAAGGAGAACTCTGGTTACTGGGGTTCCGATGCGACTCCGGTGCTGCGGTGCTACGATTTTTACTTCCTAGACACGACCAGCGACGATCCTTCTTGGCGCCGCCGCATCATCGTTGACCAGTACAACAGCGGGATCGGTAATATGCAGACCGCTGGCCAATGGCTCTTCGATGCCGGCGATCGCTGTTACGGCCGGGATATCTTTGAGCTGATGCACATCCAGTTCGCTGACGGCGCTGTGGTTCCGCCGTTCCGCTGGCACTCGGTGCGTTCCCTTGGCTACCTGCTTTATGCGGTGTGCCACCTCCAAAATCGCCTGCGTTGTAAATTCACCGACTCAGTCTTCGAGCAGATGCTCTGGCTCTTCCGCAATGTCGCTGATGGTGACATGGAACGGATGGAGAAGATCGACCTGGTGAACATGGGCGTGATTCCCGAGGGCCTCTCCTGGGTTCCGCAATCTGAGCGTCACGTTGTCGATTACCCGATGCTGTCCGGCGCTATGGCGATGCACCGCCAGATCATGTCTGAGTCGAGTGCTGCCTACACGCAGGACGTGAATGACGGATCATCGAAAGAGCTGACCGCTACCGAGGTTATGGCTCGCGTGAACAACGCCAACGCGCTGATGGGCTCCATGCTAACACGCGCCTACACTCAGCAGAATTTCCAGTACCGTGAGATCGCTCGCCGGTTCTGCACGATCGACCATCCCGACTGCAAACAGTTCCGTCGCAAGTGCGAGGCGGACGGAGTCGATCCCTCCGTCTGGAACAACCTCGACGCATGGGACATCATGCCCGAGCGCGTCATGGGTTCCGGCAACAAGATGCTGGAGATCGCTCAGGCTGACCGCCTGATGGCTATCCGACCGCTGCTAGCTCCGGATTCTCAGGCCGAGGTTGTGCACATGTATGTCGAGGCCAACACTGATGATCCCCTTCTGGCAAATCGCTTGGCTCCGATCGACAACAAGCCGGTCTCCCCGGCTGTCGAACGCGCTACCCTGGCGTGGGGCACGCTTATCGACGGTCAACCTGTCGTTATCGCAAGCGCACTCAATCGCCCCGAGTACATCCAGACGCTGCTTCAGATGCTTGGTGGCGCCATTGGTCGTATTGAAAAGGAAGGTGGCGGCATGACCACGATGGATCGCGTGCTGGGATTGGCCAACGTAATCCAGCATATCCAGGAGCAGATTCAGTTAATCTCTCAGGACCCGGGCCAGGAGCAGAACATCAAGCTCTACAACGACGGCATCGGCCAGGCTTCAAACTACATCAAGGGCTACGTGCAGCGCCTTCAAGAGCAGGCTCAGGCTCAGGCCGAAGCCGGCGCAGCTGGCAACGGAATGGACCCCGAGACGGCTGCAAAGATCCAGGCGATGCTTATCACCGCGCAGTCCAAGTCACAAATTGCTGCGGCAAACTCCGAACAGAAGCGGACTCAGAAGCAGGTCGCCTTCGATCAAGATCAGCAGCGCAAGAATGCTAGCACGATCGCTGAAGCTCAGCGTAAAGGCGCTCTTACCCGCGCAGACATTGCCGCCATGGATCTCAAGACTCAGGCCAATATTCTCAACCAATGACCCCAAAACAAGAGTTTCAAAAAAACCAACAGCGCCTCAACGAGCTTAAGCGCCTCCTGGATAATCAGGACTTACAAGCTGCCCTACTCGTTGCGTTCAATAATTTCTGCTGGAACCTGCCAGCCTCAGAGAATCCTCAACATGGATGGAATGCCAACTGTCGCAGACAGGGGGCTAAAGCCTTGATTGATGAACTCAACGGGCTGGCAGAGATGCGGAAAGAAAAACCGACCACCACTCAAAACCTCGAATGAGAATCCTATTATCACCTGATGCCCCAACTGATCGCGGGGCGGATTACGCTGACGCGTTTGCTGGCATTGACGCCATTGAAGGCAGTGGGCTGGACAACCCGATGGGGTCACCGTCCCAGCAGGCTCCTCAAGAAATAGCTCCTGCGCCTGCGGTATCCGCGCCAGAAGTTACGGCCCCTGCACCTGCTGACCTTGCCAAGCCCAAGAACGAGGATTTTTTCAACCTCGATAAGTTCACCCCCAAGAAGGATGAAGCAGCGCCGACCGCTAAGGCTGAGCCCGCCAAGCCTGAGCCCACGTCCATCAAGCAGTTCCGCGAGCAGTACGACTTGACCAAGAAAGAGCGCGATGATTTCGCGGCTAAGGTCTCTGAGCTTGAGCGTGCTAGGTCCGAAGGCACTCGGAAGGAAGTCGAAGAGGCTACTAAGTCGCTGAAGGCCGAGATGGATTCCATCCGGAAGAACGCCGAGGAGCTGGACACCGAGGTGCGGTATCTAAACTACACGCGTTCTGGTGAGTACAAGCAGAAGTACGAGACCCCTCTGCGCGAAGCGTGGCAGACCGCCCTAGGCGATATTGACGGAATCCGCGTCACTGATGCCGATGGCACTGAGCGCGACGCCAGTCACCATGATATCATGGCGATTTTGAACGTGCCGGTCGCCAAGGCCGCGATCATCGCTCAGGAGACGTTCGGGCCAGCTGCGCCCGAGATCATGGCCCACCGCCGTCGGTTACTCGAACTTACTCAGTCTCGCGATAAGTCCATCGCTGAATGGAAGGAAAAGGGAGCGCAGCGTGAGGTTGAGCGATCGAAGCAGGTGGAAGGACGTCAATCTCGTTCGCGTGAGCTGTTTGAATCGCAGTTCTCGGATTACGAAAAGAGCCACCCGCAGCTGTTCGGTAGGGAAGATGGTGACGATGATGGCAACAAGCTCCTGGACGAGAGCGATCGGCTGATCCGAATCGCGCTGAAAGGCGAGGGCGTCGATGCTGACATGGGCTACGAGGACAAGGTTGACCTCATTACGAAGGCTCAGGCACAGGTTGCCCTACGTGCTCGGGCCTACGGCCGTGAGCGCCTGCGAGTGATCCGTCTTCAGCAAAAGGTAGCGGAGTTGGAGAAGAAGGTTGGAAAGGTCCGATCCTCGGAACCCGGTCAGGGTGAGGGGACTTCGACTGCGACGCGCATAGCTCCTAAGAGTGCTGAAGACGCGATCGACGAGCTGCCGTCGGCGTACTGAGCTACCAGGCGGCGCAACTCCAGTGCTTCGCAGAGAGCTTCGTGCCCGGTGTGTCACAACCATGCCGGGCACGAAAGCTTTTACGGTTCTTCGGGATGTGCTTCTTGATGGTCATGTTCGGATCACCAAAGCGCACGAGCTTTACTTGCCCGCCCTCCTTAGCCAAGACAGCGGACTTCTTGGAGGCGCCTGGCGTAGACTTCGGCTTGTTGTACCCGGCAAATTTCTGGCCTCGGTAGGTAATCATTTGGCTTTCGGTAGTACGTACCACCCAGCTGGAAGGGTAACCCGACTCGGCCCAGAGAGTTTACCGTCCTTGTCAAACGCGTAGACGCGAGCGCGGACGGGCTCTGCTAGCATCACGGGATCACCGCTAGGAACGAGGATTACCTTCGTCTGCTGGCAACCCAGGCAGATCGGCAACACGAGCAGCCAAATCGTTCTTGAGAGGCTTTGGTGCATTTCCATCTTCCACTTTTGGTGCAGGCGTCTCTCGGAGAAAATCCAAGAGAGCCTTCACGAGTTGGTAGATCCAGTTCAAACCGGAGGAACGACAGGAGTCTTCTCGGCGTCCTTGGCCATTATAAGACCGATGCCGGCGGTCACCGCTGCAATGGTCGAAGCGATGTCGATGTTGGTGCTGGGATCGGCGTCGAAGGTGGCCCGTAGGGCGCCTCCAACAGCGATAAGGATTGCACCAATGCCAGCGAGAGTTGTTTTTGTGTTTTTCATTTGGATCGAAATAAGCGATATGCGGCGTAACAGGCGCAAACTAAGCCAACCACTGCGGTTATAAGTCTAACCCAGTCGGTGAGGATTGGCAGGAATGATGCAGCGGTAGCACCTGCTGCTGCTGCTAGGCTTAACCCTGGGCTGGCACTACCGTTGTTCGTTGGTTCCATTACTCAGGTTTGGCTTGAGAGGCTTTGAACTCCGCTTCTTGTCGCAGGAGTTCGTCGATGATCGGCGCCGCAGTACGAGCAACGTCCCAGCCATTGACTCTGATCGCGACTTGAAGGTTCGCAATCAGAGCCTTGGCGGATACGGGGTCGAGGTTCAGCGTCAGTATTTGCATTACTCGGATTTAGGTTGTGCGGCGTTGACGATTAGATCAACAAGCGGCAAAGCAACTTTGGCGTTTTGAATGCCTCCAGCTTTGACTGCAATGTCGATGAGTTGCAGCAAACCGTTGGCTTGTTCTTGAGTGAGTTTTACGGTGATTTCCATATTAGGTGACGGGAACTTCAGCGACAGGAACGATCTCCGCAACTGGATTCCACGGCAACGGCAGCGTCACCACGGGCGGATTGATCTGATTCTCGATCTGCAACGAGACGTTGGCTTCGATAGCCGCTTGATCGACTCCATTGCTATAGCACCAACCAAGCACCTGTTCCTGCGTCAGATCCTCGTATGGCGTGAACTCACCAGACGGCGGAGCGAACGAGCAGGAGCCGTAGCAGGTGCCGCTGTATTGATCCTGAGTGCCGTTGCAACGCCAATCGGCGGTGATTACGACATCGGTAAGGGAGCCTTCGGTGGGTTTGACGAGAAGGCGTTCGATGATCCAGAGGATGGTGGGCATAGTCGTTTAAATTAGGCTGCTGCGATTGTGGTGATTGTGCCAGAGCTTCCACGGAACTTCAGCGCACCGGACTCGACGTAAAGTTGACCCATACCAGCAGGGGAGGTGCTTGGAGCGGTTCCATTTGCGATACCAATAACACCAACCGCAGATGTACCGAATGCAGAAATGTTTCCAACCCCAACATTTCCACCATTTTGTATAACAAAACGAGTTGTTCCATCCTCCTGAATCTCAAACTGAAACGTTCCAGAGCGGTATCCAGCGGACCATGTTTTTGCTCCTACCTTGGAGTTGAATTTAGCATACAAGCCAGCGGTTCCTTCGACCAAAATGATCGGTGCATCTCCCGTTGCAACTCCACCCACACCCAACCCCTTAGAGTCGAGGGTCATGGCGGTGGCAGCAGTGCCAGCAATACCGAACGTCAATGATCCGAGTGCGGATGAAGCGTTGAGCGTTGGTCCAGTAGCACCGGCAGACAGCGTTGCGAACTGAGTCGGTAGACCAGTGCGACTAACACGCACTCCATTAGCTCCATTTCCGACAACCTCAAAAGTGTCCGTAGTCTTATTATAAGTCAACCCAGCATCCCCCGCCAACACCCCACCATCATTAAAAATCACCTGCTTATCCGCACCAGCGCCACCGGGAGCCGGCGGGGAGAACACCATCCGCATCATCTGATCGACGACGATCGACATGATGTCGTCGCTTGGCTGGCGAACGATCTCGTAGAACTCGTCCCACAGCTGTTGCGTGGTCAGGTTCGGATTGAGCGGGGTGCCTACGTTTGCGTTAGCAAGTACGGCGGCAAGCGTGGCGCGGATCTCATTGGTAGACTTCAGGTTTAGAACCTGTTGAGCCTGCGTAATAAGGGTTTGGATCGAAGGAGTGGACATAGGTCAGACAAATTCAGCAAAGGTGTAGGACGGGGTTCCGGTGGCAGTAGCGACGCTGATCGCGCCAGTGTAGCCTTCAAAAGTCAGGGATGATGCGTGGGCGCCAGCGGTTGCGGCGCTCAGCAAAGTGTAGTGGTAGTCAGTCGTTGTGCATCCAGTTCCAAATTTTAGGTGGAGATGCTCGGTAGTCTTCTGATTCTGGATTACAAACCGACGGCGACCAGGATTGGCAGCGGCCGTTGCAGTCGCAGTCAGGAGTCCACTTGGGCTCGTTGTGATGCGGGCAGCGTCAGTTGAAGCAACCTGAATCTGCTGAAGCAGCGACAGCAGCATCGTCTGCTGCAATCCAGGTTCCAGGCAGTCGAAACAGCCGCCCGTATCGGCGAGTTCTTGGGGGGTTAAGACTGGCATATTAGGCTTCCTCCTCCATCTCATCCATCTCCATCTCAGCGCCTTCCATCTCTTCTACGTCTTGCCGGCCGGACTCACCAAGTGTGATGCCGTCAAATCCGATAATCTCGATGGTGCCACGCGCCGTGGTACGCCAGTCAACCATTGCGGTTCCGGAGTCACCTTCGAGTCTCAGTTCCTTGGGCGGAGTAAACTCAACGGTTTCGACTTCGGGTTCCATACGGCCCATGCCGTCCATCTTTCGTTTACCCATCATTTGTCCGTACATCGTAAAATCCTTTTCTTTGAAATCTTGGTGAGAGGTCTTGGTGAGAGGCTGCTAGCGTCCCGGACGCTCCGGGCGGCTACCAGCACCTCAAAAGGGGGCTCCCCCGAAGGAGAGCCCCGTTGTTATCGACCCGATTAAATCGCGAACTCCAACGTGACGTTGGTGCAGCTACTGCCGGCCAGTTGGATGAGGGTGCCAGAGACAACGCTCCAGGTTCCCTGGCCAGCGCCGAACTCGGCGTCCCAAGCAGCTTGCAACGCGATAATCAAGGCAGCCACGCTAGCTGCGCTGATACCAGCGTTAGCGACGATGTTTCCATCGCACAAGATGCCGGTGGTTCCGATGACATAACGAGCCGGGTCGGCATCGTTGATGACGGCAGTGAACTGAATCACACTCGGGCAGACAGGGTCCGCAGAGTTGTAATCCTGAGCGGAATCGCCAGGATCCGCAGCGCAACCAGTGACAATCACAGGGCACGCACCTTGGACCTTGTGGAAGATCGCCTCAAGCCATTCCGGATGCTCAGGCTTCACGGCCAACTGGAAGTCGGCGATGAACTTACCCTTGTTTCCACGGCTGTTGTCGATCGGCTTGCCAGCGCAATCGGCGCCCAAGTCGTTGGTCGCGAACTTCCAGCGACCACCGTAATCCCGAACCAGGAACGGCATATTCGGGTTGACGGCCTCGGGGCGGAACGGCAACACGCGCAACGCACGCGGGTTGTTGATGTAGCTGATCTGGTACTGAGCGTTGTTGTAGTCAGGGTTGAACTCGGACCGGATACCCTGGGTCGCTGTAACGTTCCGATAGGGAAGAACCAATCGGTAATTACCAGCGGTGGCAGTCGAAACGAATCGCAGCGGGAATTGCAGCACCTTCACCATGAAGTCGCCGACGTATCCCATGAAGCCGTACTTGTAGAACTCCTTGGCAGCGGGAGCGAACTCACCGAAACGCCAGGAGCTAACAAGCAACGGATTATCCTTGGACAGGTAACGGAAGGTTTCCTTGTCGGTGTGCAGCTGGAGGCTGTCGTAACCGTCTTTACCGGCCTGAACAGCGCCCAGGAAGTATTGACGGGTCACGCGGCTACGGAGGATGTCCGGAGTCAACAGACCAAGAGACGCAGCGGTGATTGCAGCGGCAGCAGTGTCGGTTACACGCAGTACCGAGTAACCCGTGCCAACCCAAGAGAAAGCAATCGCCGGAAGACCGGCTTTGCAAGCGAAAGCTCCAGGTTGAGTGTTCGAGATGGCGTCGTAACCAGACAACTCCATCGCCTTACGCTGGAGGTAGTAGGTGGTGATCCAGTTCGTCGCAGGGCGAAGAACGTCGTCGATGATCTGACGGAAGTGCTCCTTGGCCTTCGTCTTCGTCATAATCTGGTCGAAGCACAGCAGATCCGAACCCCACGCCTGCTTTTCAAGCGAGTAGGTGTTGCGGGTGAAACCCCAACCGATCTTGTTTTCTTCCGTGTCGCAAGGCGTTCCAGTACAGGCGGCGCCCGTAGGATTCTCCCAAGCGCCAGTCACATTCGGGAAAACGCTGTTGAAGCGGTCAAACGTGTGAGTGGTGCCGGAATACGCGTCGAACGATCCGGTGTTGTAGTATCCGATCAACCCGTCAAACGGGCGGATGTCCTTGAGGATCTCCTTGTCATACACAGGTTCCTGCGAGACAAGAAAAGACTGAAACTGCTTACAGCTGATTACATTTCCACTGGCCATGTTGGCTCTCCTATCCCGGGGTTTACTTCACCTACCCCTCCGAGAAACGAGGCAGATTGCAGGTCCTAAGACCATCAATCCAACCTCGGTGGCGAGCCCGAGCCGTGGAACCGGCGAGTGCTCTTCAGCACTCTTTGCCAACTGGAATTACGCGCCCAGTTCGCGCCTGGTTGACGAAACCAAGCTATGCGTCGTGCAGGTATCGTTCTACCGCTTCTTCTTAGTGTCAACGGGTTTTTCGACCCAATCCGACCGTTCATCATCACACCGCAAAACGTGGTCCTCGATCGCAATAATCAGCACCGCCGTCTTCGTACGCCGGGCACGCACCGCTTCATCCTCAAGCATCTTCGCCACTTCGATCGGCAACCTGTAGCTCACTCGAACCGTGTTTTTCATGCCGGCAGTGTGCAGCTTATGCTTGACACGTCAAGCCTCAGAACGCAGCCTACGGCTCACGATGGAACTCCGGCCTTACCAAAACCAGCTGGCAAACGATATCAGAGGAGCGTTCGGATCTGGAGCAAACCGCCCGCTGGCGGTGAGCCCGACCGGCTCCGGTAAAACAGTCCTCTTCTCCTACATCACGTCCCAGGTCCTTAAACGGGGATCTCGCGTGATCATCGTCGCGCATCGCCGCGAAATCCTCGATCAAATCAGCGCCACTCTGAAGTGCGTCGGCGTTCCGCATGGTTTCATTCAGGCGGGTAAATCCACGTCCACTCAGCCTGCCATGGTCGCTTCGATCCAGACCTTAGCGCGGCGCCTGGATACTATACCCGCTCCGGACCTGGTTATCATCGACGAAGCGCACCACTCGGTCTCCAAGTCCTACGTCCAGATGTTTGCAGCGTGGCCGACCGCCAAGTTTATCGGCGTGACGGCGACCCCAGAGCGCCTCGATGGCAAGGGCCTTGGGGTCATGTTCGACCGCATGGTCATGGGTCCGTCCGTCCAGTGGCTTATCGACAACGGATTCCTGGCTCAGCCCGTGTACTACGCACCTCGCGAGGTGGTCGATCTATCTCAGGTCCACACGATTGCCGGCGACTTCGATCGCTCCGAGACCGAGGAGATTGTCGATACGCCACGCATCACAGGCGATGCCGTGACTCATTACGTGAGATTCTGTAATCGACAGCGGGCCGTCGCGTTCTGTATATCGGTCGCTCACGCTCAGCACGTCGCCGATACGTTCAACTCCTGCGGAATCCCATCTGCTAGCATCGACGGAACCCTAGATCCCGAAGTCCGAAAGCAGCGCGTGGATGATCTAACCGCTGGAAAAATCCTGGTCCTTACCTCCTGCGAACTCATCTCCGAGGGATTCGATCTGCCGGCTGTGAACGCAGCCATCCTGCTTCGGCCGACTCAGTCTCTTTCCATGCACCTTCAGCAGGTGGGCCGGGCGCTACGGCCGTACCCGGGCAAGGCTAACGCGATCATCCTCGACCACGTCGGGAACTGTCTCCGCCATGGACTCGCTGAGCAGGAGCGCGACTGGGACCTTAGCGGGCGCGAGAAGCGATTGAAGAAATCATCCCTCGTCGAAACCAAGCAGTGCTCCAAGTGCTTCGCGATTTTTGCAGGAACCGTTTGCCCTCAGTGTGGATCGCAGCGTGAGATAGCCGCTCGCGAAATCGAAGAAGTCGATGGTGAGCTTCAACGCCTGTCGATCGAAGACATCTCCAAGAAACGCGAAGATCGCCGTGAAGAAGGCAAATGCAAAACGCTCGACGACTTCCGAGCACTCGCCAAGCAGCGGGGATATAAGCTAGGCTGGGCCTTCTTCCGCTGGCAAGCACGTCAACGTAAATCTCTATGACTGAATCCGAACTCCAAGCCCTGATCCTCCGCGCCGCTGGATCTAAACCGCACGTCCGCGTCTTCCGTAATCAGGTCGGCGAGGGTTACGTCGGTCAGGCGCTACGCGATCCCGAAGGCGTCTTCCTGCGCGACGCACGTCACGTCCGCATGGGCCTGTTCCCCGGGTCCGGTGACCTCATCGGCTGGCGCACGCTTACGGTGACACCCGACATGGTCGGCAAGCCGATCGCCCAATTTCTCTCCATCGAAGTAAAAACCAAAACCGGCCGGGTCCGTCCTGACCAACAGAACTGGCTCGACCAAATCACCACAGCCGGCGGGCACGCCATCGTGGCGCGATCCGTTTCAGACACCGATAACCTATGAGCCATCAACCACCAGAAATCCGCGCAGCTGCTATCACGCAGGCCCTACATGGTCAGGCGGCACCCGAGCACCTCTCGCCGGAAGGTAAGTACCGTTTCTACGAACGCCTCGGAATGCTCTGCGGCACCGCGCAGGCGACCGAGAGCCAACTCCGCATCGCGCTCCTGGAGGCGACGGAATACGACCTGAACAGCGACAGCGAACCGTGAAAGTGTCCCCTCTTTTTCAACTGCAACTTAATCCCACCATTTCCGTGCAGTACAAAGTGTCCCCTCTTTTCGTCCAAAGTGTCCCCTCTTTTTCCGCGACCATCTCCTATGACACGTGATCAAATCGCAGACATAAACCCAGACCTCCTGCTCATGGACGGCTTCGACGACTGCATCCTAGGCGTCGCCAGCCGATTCGGATCGGAAGCATTCGTGATCTACGACTACGACCGCGTTATCGCTCAACTGGAATCCTACGGCATGACCTACGAGGAAGCCGTCGAGTTCC